TCCAGACGTCATCGTGGATCTGATTCGCCACGGGCATGAGGAGTACGGTTGGGGATATCTGAAGATTGCCGGCATTTTCATGCTGTCAAAGAACACGGTGGCGAAAATCTGCACCTACCAACGCCGGGCGCAGACTCCAGCGCGCTGGGTGACAAGGAAGTTGAGGGTCGATGGCTAAACAGCGGGCGAGGGTATCCGCGAAGGCCCGCAAGAAGGCCGAGGTGCTTCTACCTCGACTAAAGAGCTTCGAATATTGGGTTGCCACCGCTGGCCCAGAGGCGCTGCAGTCAGCAGAGAGACAATGTGGTAGCCCGCGGCAATTCTACGACTGGTTCAGGGCTGGTCTCGTCAAGATTGCCACCGGCGCGTAGGGAAGGAACTTTATCGTGGCGAACAAGTTGCACGGTAACAACCGGACAATTCGAACACCTAAAAAACGCGAGGAATTTTTGGAGGCTGTCCGCACCACATGCAACATCACGAAGGCGTGCGAGCTCACCGGACTGAGGCGCAGCTCGGCTTACGAGTGGCGTGCGGAAGACGATGAATTTCGAGCGGACTGGGAAAGAGCTGTTGAGATGGGTGGCGACGTTCTCGAAGATGAGGCTGTTCGGCGGGCCAAGGATGGCGTCGATGAACCGGTATACCAGGGCGGGAAGCTTGTCGGAACGGTCCGCAAGTACAGCGACACGCTGCTGATCTTCTTGCTGAAGGGCGCAAAACCACAGAAGTACGGCGACCGCATGGCACACCAGCATTCCGGCAGAGTTACGCTGGAGGACCTTGTGTGCGCCTCCTATGAGCCGGGCCTTGCGCAGGGGCGATGACGCGTAGGAGCCTGCTTATACCTGGTGCTCGGATACTCCAGTGGCGCAATGATCCGGTGAAGTTTGTGCGCGAGGTGTTTCACGCCGAGCCTGATCAGTGGCAGCTCGAGGTGCTCACGCTCGCGGGCAAGCCTGGCCGTAAGCGCATAGCGATGAAAGCGTGCGCCGGGCCGGGCAAGACCGCGGTGCTGGCCTGGCTCGGATGGCATCGGCTCGCTTGCTTCGGTGCTCGCAATGAACATCCCAAAGGGTCTGCGGTCTCAAGTACCTCGGACAACCTGCGCGATAACTTATGGGCAGAACTGGCTCGCTGGCAGAACGAGAGCGAGTTCTTGCTCAATGCATTCGTGTGGAACAAGGAGCGCATTACCGCGAAGGAGCACCCCGAGACTTGGTTCCTGGCCGCAAAGGGATGGGCGAAGGCCGCGGACACGGAGACCGTCGGACGAACGCTCTCGGGCCAGCATGCGCGCTTCCCGTTTTATTTGATAGACGAGAGCGGGGACATTCCGCCGCAGATGATCCGGAGTGCCGAGCAGGGACTGACGTCATGTGAGGACGGCCTGATCATCACCGCCGGCAACACCACCAGCCAGACTGGCCTGCTCTACGAGGTCAGCGTGCGCGGGCGCGGCCAGTGGGACGTTATCTCTATCACCGCGGATCCGGACGACCCTAAGCGCACTCCGCGTGTTGACATCGAGTGGGCCCGCCAGCAGATCGCGACATACGGCAGAACCAATCCTTGGGTGCAAGCGTATGTGCTCGGCCAGTTCCCGCCAGGCTCGATCAATGCTCTGCTGTCAGTCGAGGAAGTGGAACGCGCCATGGATCTTCACCCGCGGCCTGAAACCTTCGAATGGGCACAGAAGCGGCTAGGAGTCGACGTGGCGCGCTACGGCGACGATCGTACGGTGATCTTCCCGCGCCAGGGCATTGTGGGCTTCACACCGATCGTGATGAGGCACGCACGTGGGAGCTCCGTTTCGGTTGACATCGCATCGCGTGTGATGGCGAAGAAGATGGAGTGGCACGCAGAGCTCGAGTTCTTCGACGACACGGTGGGATGGGCTCACGGCGCCGTCGATGTTATGCGGGCAGCCGGCCATTCACCATTCGCGGTGCAGTTCGACAAACCCTCCCCAAACCCACGGTATGTCAACATGCGCGCCCAGATGTGGATGGAAATGTCCGATTGGATCAAAAGCGGTGGATGCCTGCCCAACCTTCCTGAGCTCGTCGGCGAGCTGACCGCGCCGACCTACTTCTTCAATGGTGGCAAGTTTCAGATTGAATCAAAGGAGCAGATCAAGAAGAGAGTGAGCAAATCTCCGGATCTAGCTGATGCGCTGGCACTTACGTTCTCGTTGCCGGATGCGCCGGGTGGGATGCATGAGCGGCTCCTGGGCATGGAGAAAGAGAAGCGGCGCGACCTCGATTGGGACCCTTATGCGTATGCGAAGATCTGAGTTCGCATAGCTGGGCGATTTCCGACTTTGTCGCGTATCGCCGGTCCTCCACAAGCCAAACCCACTCAATGATCTTCGCCGGGATTCCCTTGAGCGACCTGGCCGTGACTCTGGTGTGCAGGATTCGGCCTGCGTACAGGACGTTGTAGTGCTCGGTGCCGGGAACTGGATAGTAAAGGTCTTCGTCCAGACGGGAAGCCATGCGCACATTCTACGGCTGATGGGGCATTCCTTCGATAGCGATCCTTCGCCCACGAATGCGTGGGGGGCCCCCAGTGCTCCGATTTGGCACCGCTGTACACGGGCGAGTGCCGCTCAGTACCCGTAAGCACCCAGACCCGTGTGATTGTGAGCACTGAGCATGACGACCTGCTCGATACGGAGGAACCGCAAATGAAGAAAAATTGCCAGGAGCTGCCCGTCAGCGCAGTTCACGCCAAATGTTTCGAGATGGAGCGCTCGCACGCTAAGGAAAAGTCACTCCGCATCGCCATGAATTCGGCCAAGCCGGGTTGCATATCCGAACAGCGGTTGGCAAAAAAGATCGAAGGCGTACAGCTCGAGCGTCGGCGGCATTCGGACCTGTGTTCGAGGTGCAGCCGCCAGGACACCGCCGCGGCGCAACAGCGCTTCGAAACCATCGACCAGCCCAGCATAGTTCCATGGTCAGAGATTAGCGGCGACCGCAGGTTTGACACACTTCGCGCAATTCTCCGTGTTCCCCAACCGACAGAGAGCACGGAAGGTGAGGGCTGCAACTGATCACGACTGCAGGAGGGCGAACGGCTCGCCGAGAGTGCACAGACCTGGGTGGTCTAGTTCGCCTTTCCCATACGAACATGTACCGGGTATTCCACAACCATATGACGATGACATCGTACATTGTCATTAGAGGGTTGACAGGAATGCCCAAAGCGAAGCTTCCAGAAGGATTGCCGGGGGTCGGAGCCTCGGAAATTGCAAGCTCGTTCGGTATAGCAGATTCGCTCTTCCAGCAATGGCTGAATAGAGGAATCGTGCCCCATCAGGTTGTGAAGCATGGGAACCGCACGTATCGGCGGTTCAGTCTCGACGATGCGGCAGTCATTGGAATGATGGCGGCCCTGTATTCAGAGGGATTTGGACCAACCGAGGCGCGGGACCGCGCACGAAGCATTATCACGCTGTGGTCAACAACCGGCGTCGGCGAACCGAGGAGCAGGTACATCCTCTCTTCGAGACGTGGTGCGAGATACATGGAGGAGGGCGATCTTCGTTGGGACAAGCCGCACGCCCTGCCTCTTGGCGCCGATGGTGTCTTTCTCGTTGTCGACGTCGACTGGGTTCAAAACACGCTATTTGGGGTGCTAGAGAGTGTGCTCCGGACAAGGGAATATTGTCCGCTCGAGAAGGCGAAGCTAGTGAAGTGGCTTGAGGATTTGGCCCAGCCCCTGGGGAAGGTGATTAAGGATTCGGCTAAGTTCGGGGCGGATCTGTCCCAGCCTGCGGTGGAGGCGCTTCAGTATTTGGCCAAGTCTGGGGCGGATTTGTCCCAGCCTGCGGCTGTGGCGAAGGCGCTTAAGGATTTCGCCAAGTCTAGGAAAAGGAAGAGCGCAGAGTGAGCGGTGAGCGTACCAGGCAAGTGCTCGGCGTGGAGGGCTGCTGAACTATGGCGGTCGTCCGCAACAGAGGGTACGTGCAGCTCAGGCGCGGCCTGTTCGAGCACGTTCAGAGCGGCGAGATGTTCGCGCAGATCAGGTACACGGCGGCCTGCACCGCCTAGAAGGACGGCTTTGAGTATTCGGCACATCAATGCGGTCTTAGGCCATGCACAATACAGCGGCGGCGAGTTGCTCGTATTGATCGTGCTGGCGAACTACGCCAATGAAGAAAGCGGCGTCTGCTGGCCGAGCATCCCGACGATTGCGAAAGGATCACGCCTCGGTGAGCGGCAGGTCTACAAGATCCTCGCCAAGCTGAAAAACGATGGCGCTATCTCGGTTAACTCCGGTCAGGACCGTTATGCCGTGAATCACTATCGCATCAACCTGGAGACACTAACCCTGAACCCCAGTTCACCCCTGAATTCCAGTTCAGCCCTGAATTCCAGTTCAGCCGCACCCCTGAACCCCAGTTCGCAACCCCCTGAACTCCAGTTCAGGCAGAACCATCAAGAACCGTCAATAGAACCGTCATTATCCCCTGCTCCTTCTTCAGGCAATGGCGATGCGAAATCGACTCTCGTTATCGAGACCTGGAACCGGCTCACGAACGGTAAACTGCCGAGCGCGAAGCTGACCGACAAGCGCAGGCAGACCATCAAGGCTCGACTCAAAGAGCAGGACTGGTTTGAGGACTTCGAGAAGGCTTGTCTGCACATCACGCAGAACGATTTTTTTGCGGGCAACAATAACAGGAAATGGATTGCCACTATCGACTACCTGCTGCAGGCGGGAAAGGCCACCGAACTAGCAGAGAAGGCGGCGGCAAATTTGAGCCCAGGTAATGCCACAAGCTCGCTCTATCCGCCGGGCTTCTTCGACAAGGTGGGATATGCACGGAACTGAAACTTTCGAGCGCGGCATTCTCGGTGTTGTGCTGCTCGACCACGATCGCATGGTGCTGATTGCGTCACTTCTCCAGCCGCAACACTTTTACCTGGAGAGCCATCAGCAGATCTACCGCGCCATGCTCGAGTTGTTCGAACAGAAGCATGCCATCGATGCAATGACCATCGCATCCGCGCTGGGCGGCGTTGAGCGGGCTCAGGTTGTTGGCGGAGTCGCGTACATCATGAGCCTCGAGGAGGGGATGTACAAATTCAGCGAGGACACGATCCGCACCTACGCCGGGAATATCAAGCAGGCCTGGAAGGCCCGGCGGGCCGCGGGCGTAGCTGAAGCTCTTGCTAGCGGAATACAGGACACCGAAGACATCGAAGCGGAGATCGCGAACGCGCAGAAGCTCCTCGAGGAGATCGCGTGCGACGGTGACACCGAAGACGCCACGGTCGACCATGTGGCCGAAGAGGTGCAGGCAGAATGGGAGCGTGAGCGCAGCCTGACCAACTCGCCGGCGATCGGGTTCGGAATCAAGTCCCTGGACGATGAGGTTGGCGGCATGTTCCCTGGCCACCAGGTGGTGGTGGGTGCGTTGTCCGGAGTGGGGAAGACTCGTTTCCTGGTGCAGTCCACTGCAGCGGTATGCGGCGCCGGTTATCCGGTGCAGCTCAACCTGATCGAGCCGACAAAAGCTGAAGTGCTGAGAGGCCTCGCGTGCTTCCATGCGGGCCTGCCGGCGAGCGTAGCGACCGAGCCCCGGACGGCAACGCGAGAGCAAGTCGAAAAGTTCCGCGTTGCCATGGCCGCGGTTCGGAAGTGGCCTCTCACGCTCTACGACCGGGCGAACATGACCTTGGACGAGATGATTGCGCGAGGGCGCGCCGCCATCCGCAAAGGCTGCCGGATGATCGGCACGGACTATTTGCAGCGCATCAATGTGCCGTTGCGTGACAAGGCGGACCAGGAACGGCTGAGGATCGCTCGGGCTTCTACGGCATTCGCCAATCTCGTAAAGGACACCGGCTGCACATCGCTGCTGATGTCGCAGCTCAAGCGAATCCAGATCGGCAGCATTCCCACCATGGCTGATCTACGCGAGACCGGCCAGATCGAGAACGACGCGCACCTGATTGTGCTCCTACATCGCGATTACGACAGCGAGAAGGGGATCTTCAAAAACACCGGCGCCTACGTGGTTTGCAAGCGCAGGTTCGGTTCACCAACCAACAAGCGGGCGCGCTTCGATTATGTGGCGGCGACATGGGAAGACGGCGAGGACAGATCAAATGTGCGGTCCTGATTCCGATGAAATCGCACCCGCTAGCGTCGCCGCAACTGACCGCGGCCAACTAGACCTAAATCAAAACTTTCGGAAATCGCTATAGGAATCAAAGAACCGAGATCCATAGAGCTGCACAGATCAATAGGAGTCAGCATGCAGGACCGATACACGCAGTTGGAACAACGGAAGGGATTCATCACCGTCGAGGAGTTCGCCGGGGAATTGCAGGTTTCACAGCGAAGCATCTACCGACTGGTGAAGAAGGGAATTCTTCCCGCTGTTCGCGTGGGCGGTCAGATTCGCCTTGAGCCCGTGACCACAGCACAGTGGCTGCGCCAGCGCACACGCTGAAGACCAGAAAAGAGGAACCCCCTGTGCCGCGGGAGCACGGGGGGCTTTTTATTGCTCGCGTTACACGACAGCATGAATGCGCGGTTTGCGCGACCACTGCACGTTGTCAACCACGCGCCGAACATCGTCGCCTTCAGCGGGTGCCATGTACAGCATGATCGTCTCTAGGCTTTCGTGGCCGGTCCACTCCATCAGCGTGCGCGGATCGACGCCATTGCGAAGCATCGTGGTCGTGTAGGTCGAGCGGAACTTCTTGAGCGTCCACCGCTCGCAGCCGCCCTTCTCCTTCGTCCACTGCTTCTTGTTCTCATCGAGGCACGTCGCGCACTTGCCGCAGTTCAGTCCGGCGCTACGCACGATCCGCTTCAGCATCGGAAGCCACTCGCCATTCGGCTTGTCCAAGGTGTTGCCCAGGACGTAGCGCGTGTCGGGATGCGCCTTGCGCCATGCGAGCAACTCCGCTTTCAAATCCAGGTCCAACGGGATCGTGCGCTCTGCGCTGTCCTTGATGTCAAATCCCATTTCGGGCTTCCACAGGACCGTAACGGTGTTGTTCTCGAAATCGAAGTTGTGCCATTCGAGGTGCGCGGCTTCCTGTTCGCGCATCCCGGTTTTGAGCAGCACCTGGAAGACCAGCCGGTGATACGCCTTCCTGATCGAAGCGAAGAATGCGTCGAGTTCCTCCAGCTTGTAAACCTGTACGACACGCTTGACGAGCTTCGGCTGTCCGTTGGGTGCGAGAGGCTTCCGCTCCACGCCCGCCCACTTCAGGAAGCTGAAGACGTTGACGTGTTTGTTGTGGATGGTGTACTGCTTATTCCCGCGCTTCTGGAGATGGTCGTAGTAGCGGAGGATGTGGAGTTCCTTGAGCTCGTCGGCGTAGGTGACACCGGTCGCCTTGAGGAACTCAGGAAGCTGGACCGTGAGCATCTTCACCATACGCTTCTTGCCACGGGTCTTCTGCCGCAGGATGTACTCGTCGGCTCTGGTTCTGAGGTGGATGCGTCCCCCTTCCGGCGCGAGAACGACACCATGCTCCACAGCCATCTTGCCGGTGGTGAGTCTGCCCATCATCTCCTGCTGGAGACGCTGCGCCTCTGTGGCGTCCTCGCCCGCGACCTTGAAAACGGGCTTGCGGTCGACGTAGTACTTCAGCTCGTAGTGGCCCACCGGATATAGAATCTGTTTATCGCCAACCTGCGCATACCGGGGTCTCACCTTCTTCAGCTTGTTCAGTGCCGCGGGGAAGTACTTCCACCCTTCCGGCGTCTTGCAGCGGTAGTAGATGCCGACCTTCTGCTCCTTCACCTCTAACCCCCTGAAATGTAGTAGCAAAGTAGTAGCACAACTATAA